ATGATGGTGAAAAAAACAAAATCCAATTCACTAAAAAAAGTTGCAACACTTGCATTAGCAAATTTATTATTAGTTGGTGCACTTACTGACAATAGTGCCAAAGCCGAATCTAAGAAAGATGATACTGATTTGAAGTTAGTTAGTCATAACGTTTATATGTTATCGACCGTTTTGTATCCAAACTGGAGACTTTTAACATAAAATTACTTATCATTCAAAAAGTAAAACAGCATAATATCAAGGTTTATAACTTTATCATTATCAATAATACCTCATATAAAATAAAATTTTAGGGACTTTTTAGGGACTTTAAATTTAAAATTACAAGTTTAATAGAAACATCAAAATAATCACATGTTTGTGTGGAATGTACACCCCAAAAGCTAGACTGAAAAATCTATTTTTTGAGGTGTATTTTTATAGGTAAATATAATAAATTAGAGTAGACAACTCAGAATTCCAATTTTATAATAATATTGCTTGACATATCAAACTAGATAGTACTATTTTGAATATATTATTATAATCAAAAATTCATTGTAAACTTTTAAACAAAAGGAAGTAATAAAAACGTGAAATTTAAAACAACTAAAGAATGTAAAAGTAATAATATCTTTAAAAGAAGTCAAGAAATTAATAATAGTGAAAGTGAAAAGGGTTGTTTATGGGGCATTAGCATGTTGATTCTACTTTTCTTATTGATTCTGTTTGGAATAACTGCTTGTTCATCAAGCATTCACTTTATTAATTAGATTTTTTTACTTGGAGGTATCATGTGAAGAACCATACAAATATAATTAATATCTTATTAGTTATAGTCAACTCATTAACTCATTTTCTAACTCTAAACACCTCATTTTTTAATAATTCAGCATCGGATTTCTGTTTTATCATAGGGGCTATATTTTTCTTAATCGGAATTTTTGTTGCAATATACGGTATGAAGCGAGCAACATATTGGTTAAACTTATTGATTTTATTTACCAATATTTTTTATTTTCTACACTTCTGTGTGTTACTTTTGTTAAAATATATAGGATTTAAATTATTTATTTATGAAGGGTGTGTATTGTTATTTATCTAATTTATAGTCTAATTGTCTATTTCATCTGCATTATAAATTTTTTCATAATGGCCGCACCATTCTTAATGACTAATGCTGATTATGTATGGACGCCTATGACTACAGTTACGTTATTTATTTTGAGTTTGATTATTTTCTTGATATTTATAAAAACAAAAGATGTCGTTCATTTAACAATTTTCATATTAAACTTACTTTTTTCAATACTTTATTGTTTACCTATACTGTTTTATTTATGAACACTTTTATATTATCTAGAAAATTAAAACCACCCTTTTACGGGTGGTTTTTTTAATATTTACTTTTTAGTGCTTCGTCAATTTCGTTATAAATCTTTTGAAGTTGATATTTTGCTTCTGACATTTTCTTAAAGTCTTTTGACTTAAGAGCATACATTGCTTTTTGACCTGAAATTTTTATAGTTCGCTTATAATAAGTGTTTAAACTTCCAGTAGCTAATTCATTAACATTTAGTTCATCTAATAACGATTTTAATTCATTAGCTAACTTTTCGTTTTGATATTCATTCGATGTTGGCAAGCTTGTGCTAGCTTGTGCCTCATTTTTATCTAGATTAGTTACTAGTGGTGATGCTAAAACGATTGCTAAAGTTCCCGCAAGTATAGATTTTCTAATTTTCATTTTTTATTCTCCTTAGTAATTAGTACTAATTTATTTTAATGACTAACTAAAAAAAAGTACATTAATTATTCATTAACTATATAGATCTTCTTATTAAATGAAAATTAATAAATTATCAAATTGACATACCTTATTGTATTTATAGAAAAACAAAAAAAGGTAAGCACCGAAATGCTTACCTACTTCCCATAAACAATATAACACATATACATTGATTTGGAAAGCGCAAAAATAAATTTAATATACTAGCCCGAAGGGGAGCAATACATAAAAAATGAAAGGCGCTCCTTGAAAACGCCCAAGGTAATATTAACATAAAATGGCTACTATTGCATTATCTAATTTTATTTAATTAAAACAAATATATAGCACAAAAAAACTAGCCCGAAGGCTAGCTTATGAATAGATGAAAATTTGAACACATTGCTGTGTCTAAAATGATTATAGCATAATTTCAAACTATTCTATAATAAATTAATTAACTTCATATGAAACTTTACACACTTTTTTTCAAAGTGCGCTAAAATTACCAAAACTGCTTATTCTATTACCTGCCTTGTCTACCTCTCCTGTCGCTATATAACAACGTTGTCCATTATTAGCAATATAAGTAATCCATCTATAGCCATTAATGCAATATGCGCCGTCATATTTGATCGTTGCGTTATTGGGTAATACACCTGTAATTCTTGAATTAGTTGAATAGCCATCCCTCACGTTATTACCTTTAACATTGGCAACTGTGTAATAACCAGTCTCTTTTTTATACGGTACATTGTTTTTATCGAGTGTATAACCTGCTGGCACTGGTGAATTCTTTTCATTTTTAGCTGGTGTTTTAACATTACTGATACCTGATACACACTTCCAATAAAAATAACCACACCATTTAAGATGCGGTGTAGCGACTGTAATATTTCTATGTTGTTGAGATATATGTATCGAGTGAAGGGCAAAAAGGATATCAATTGCAGGATAAGTGTTAGGTTACTAGGCCACTTAACAGGCTATATAGTTCACTCCTACTATATACACTTAATTATAACATAAAAAGCACCCCGTAAACTATTATACGGGAATGCTAAAGTCATATATACTACGGGGGAGTAGTATGAAAACTATGCTCTCTATCATAAGAAAAAAACACCCAGTGACATGCTTGGGTGAACAAGGATAGATGTAAATAGTTGATGCATGTGTAACACATCATAGCAAAAAACTAGCCCGAAAGCTAGCTATAACATACAATCTAAAAAGACGTCCTTTGAATACGTCTAGAAAGATTATAACATAAAAAAATAGGCAAGTACCGAAGTACCTGCCTAAAAAAGGATTATCCACTTTTTCATCCTAACTGATTTCTCCCCATAAGTCACCTAATATCTGATTAGGTGGGGAAGAACCATTCGTGCATGAATGAGAATTTGATGAAAGATAATTTTCACTACACATATTCAATCAAGACATTGCTTTCTATAATAAACAACTATTTTGTTTTATTTCTTTTCTATAACAACCTTTGTAATTAAGTTGAATCCAGGGTTTTTAATATGCTCTGATAAATCTGGGACAACAAAACCTTTTTCTGTTATAGGGAAAGACTTCGTTTCTTCTTTTTTCTTATTCTTATCATAATAAGTGACTTCGATCTTTGCGCTTGGATCTAATTCAACTACTCTAAACTCTTTATATGCTGTCGCATCTAATGCCCATTCGACATAGTATTCAATTTTTTCTTTTGTAAGTGTAGTCCCAGGTTTAATAGGAAACTCGACATAATGAGGGGATAGCAATTCATTTCCTTTACCATCAACTCCAGTCACATTTACCATCAAATACGGGCCTGTTGGTTCAAAATAACTCGCGTCATCGCCTTTTTTATATTTTCCTTTGTCGAATGAACTTGATGCACTTACCTCATTAGTAATTGAAGAAAATGAGAATAATAACAATAAAACAGTTAAAAATAATAAACTTCTTTTGAGCATGGCGCTTCCTCCAAATATAATATATTTGTTTTTATTTATCTCTTTTTATAGCTAACACCCTTATTTAAGATGATAAATATCAACAACTTCATTTTATATTGAGAAAATATTAAAAATCAATAAAATATTAAAAGAAACTAAACTTACATTAAAAAATAATTAACAAATATTTAACATTTTAACCTAAGAATTAAAACACTTCTTTCACAATCAATCTCTCATGCCATATCCACTCATTATGATTGTTCCAATAAATGCGACACCAACCATCTATAATTTCAAACACATATATTAATGTTCCAGGCGCGTATACAGCCTGTCCAACATCGAATCTATAGTTAGTACGATTATCACCGTATCTAGTGGCTGAAGTAGCACCTAAGCCGTCGATTTTCGCATTAAAATAAGCACCTTTTGACCATTTAAGGTTATAAGGCGCTTTACTTCCAACTGTTATTTTACTTGCAGATTTACCGACTGCTTTTTGAGCAGGTGGTTTAACTTTATTTGTGATCTTATTCATTAAGCCCTCACTTTTATACTTAGGTCTAATAAAGTGAGTACAGCCGTAATAATTATCCCAACGTAACTTTGCAGGCGTATTTGCGTTACCGTCATAGTTCTGTTCCAAAATTAAAAATTAATTTGTATTACCACCATTAAACACTAAACCAATATGACCGTATTGTTTATATATTCCTTTGGTAAATACAGCCACATCACCTATTTGTGGAACAAACGATGGTGTGTTTTCATATACTGTTGCCATGTTTTTAAAATCGTTATTGATTGCATCTTTTGCATTTCCCCACATTCTAATTTCTAACAACCAATAAATGTAATCAACTGCTAAATCTGCACATTGGTAACCATACCAACCGTCAAAATCAATATATCTACCTTGATACCAACGTAACCTTGCTCTTGCTTCACTGTATGTTTTCATTATTTTACCTCCTAGTATTTTCTTCTTGGTTCTTCATATTCTAAAGCTTGGTGGCTATCACCTATACCTTTAGTAGTCGGGTCTTGAATCACACCAGTTAATACTAAAAATCCTAATATAGCGTTTAAACCGTCTGTTAATTGCTCTGTATAAACTTGAATATCATACCCAATAGCTTTGGCGATGTTTTGAGCAAATAAAAAGATAGCTGACAATATCGCTACCCAAAATGATTTTTGTTTCATTCTAATTTTCCAATTAATCATATTCTTATCTCCTTTTATCCAAAATAAAAAGACGACTAATAAGCCGTCTATTTGATATTTATATTATGGTGTGTTAATTTATATATAGAAAAAGGGCAACATGCGCAAACATGTTACCCTAGTGAGCCCGTTAAAAAGACGATGGCTATTTTAGATTAAAGATTAAATTAATAACCATTTAACCATCGAAACCAGCCAAAGTTAGCGATGGTTATTTTTTATTGCTTAATTCAATAAGCTTGATTACTAGACCTATCAATGCAATAAGGAATAAACCAAACTGCAACATGGTACTAATTGTAATCATTAGGCGTCTCCTTTCTAAAGATTTCAGTAATGCCACCATAGGCACCACCTCCTTATACTCAGATAGCCACCATCTATCCAACTTGCTCACTTCTGCATATTACCATAATTACAACAATAAATAAAAAGTCAGTACCGAAGCACTGACTAAAACTTATTTACATTTACCGAACCAAAAACATGTCCAGAAACTATAACCAAAGATTAGTTTAAACATTTTATTCACCTCTCTTATATGCCCATAAGCATACGCAATAATGCTATAATTAGCGACCCAAATATTGTCCCAACTAAACCAAGCACCCACATTTTCATATCACGTATGTTCTTATCATTTTCTTTCTTATTCTTTTCATCTATTTCTCTTTCTTTTTGAATAGCATCTAAGGTTTTATCTAATTTAATGTTAACTTGCTCTTGGGTTTTTTGACCTAATTTAATTTCGTTGAGTGTGCTGAGCATTGTTTTATCATTCTCTTCTAACCTTCTGATGCGCCATTCATGTTCGTGTTTTTTGAACCACCCCAATTCAGTACACCCGCTTTCTAAAAGAATAAAGATTATGAGTATCTAACTCATAGCTTTTCATACTGTTTCAGTGTTAACTGTTACCTCTGGAGATAAATCTGATCTTTCAACTACTTCTTTAACTACTTTCACACGTTGTTTTTTGTTAGTTAATTGATATAACAAATTTAACGTCTCCGCAATTTTCTTAGCGTTTTCTTCAGATTTAAAATCTTGAGCATGGTTAACCATTTCAGAAGTTGTAAAACTTCCTGTGAAATCTTGATATACTACACGTTCTGTACCTTCTTTGTCGATTTGTACTAAAATAAACCTTTCTGTATTGTTGATAATTTCTTTTGCCATAATTAAATGACCTCCTTAAATTTTTGTATAAAAATAGTGCTAAGGATTACTCTTCCTCAGCACATTGTTGATTTTCTTTATTTTCTTGTATATACGCTTTTAACATCGCGTTTTCTTGTGTTAACCTCATAATTTCCTGTGATAAATAATGAATTGTATATTCAGGATTAGCTTGTAATCCTTGTTTGTTATCCTGCATTCTTTGACTCCTCCAATTTCTTGATTCTTAGTTGTTGTTCTTTGATAACAGGGATAAGATGAATCCATAGACGATCATACGCTATACCTTCAATTTCTCCTTTGTCATCATACGTGACAAACTCTTTTAATCCTAAATTCTCCACCTCTTCAGCAATCAAACCTACGTATCTATCAAGTTTATAGGTGTCTTCCGATAATTTTCTATCTTCTCTCAGCTCTCTAGCTAAAATTTCAGACTCAGCTTTATCAAACCACGTTCTAATAGGTAAGTTAAGAATAGCTTTTGAATGTTCCAGTTGTTCATCTCTATCGTTATATTGATTTTCGATAGATAACTTGTATTTACGCGCTGATGTCGAACGCCCAATTGTGCCAGCAGAAGTAATATGCAAATTAGCTGCGGCCGAATAAGTACGTCTATAAATTGAGTTAGAAGCTATCCTATCTCCTGCATCATCTGAACCTACAGACAGTAGGTCTGTACTCTGTATATGAATATACCTATTACCATCACGTCGTTTCAGCATATTAAATTTGCCATACCCTGCTTCGATTGTTGTATCTCCACCTGTTGCATATCGTCCATTAACAATTTGAACAAGACCTTTATTTCTTTCTTTAGAAAACCTGATACCCGCACCGTAATCATAGTTCTCATCAGAACCAAACATAATATAACCGTCACTCGAATAAGCATTATCTGCATTAGACAGCGTGAATGCAAATCGGTTTAATCCAGGCACTTTGTCTGTGTTTGGATATAAATACACCGGTGCCTGTTTGCTTTTGATATTCGATGAAGCGTAAGACTCCAGAACAACCCGATTATTATCTGACGTTAGTGCAACGACACCACCATAGGAATTGATTGTTATGCCATTCATACCGCTATCACTGTAAGTTTTATCCCACCATTGAATAGTACCGGATGAACCTCCGTCTTCGCCTTCTCCATCAATATATGTTGAAATACCAAAATGTGACATATAAAGTGAACCGCCTGCGGTATTATTTCTAAACCTTAGATGTCCATCTTTAAGACGTGTGAATATATCATCGGTTGATCGTTTGCCTTTCCAAGTTCGTTGCACAATACCACCTAGTTCAATAGAATCATTCTGTATTTGAACATATCTGTTATTGTTACCGCCTTTAATTCCAATTCTATTAACATTGATATCAAGACCCTCTCTTGATAAATTAAGGCTGTTGACAATATCGGTTTTATCTACTTTATCTCGCATATTTTGGATAAGAAGGTTTATTTCTCTATTACCGTTAATATCAATTTTATCAGCATTTAATCTAATACCACGTGGCCCCACATTTAAAGCTTGAGCCACTCCGTTATCATCATATCTGATTGTTGTTCCATCTGTAACGTTTTGGACAATCTCGTTTAATATATTTGAAAGTGTACGATTGGTTGCATTAAACTCTTCTTTAGTAGTTCTTAATTTGATTTCCTTACCATTTTGTATAATTTGAGAACCATAGCGAGTCAGTGTTCTCCTCTGTGCATCTGTGCTTTCTTTGACCTTGTTGTCTGTATAAGCATTAGCTTTCTTTTCAGCGTTTCTAGCCTTTAGTTCTGCGTTTTGTTTTGCCTCTTCAAGTTTAGCTTGAGCATCTTGTATAGCGCGTTGCTCTTCTTCCGAAATTTTACCATCAGCATACGCTTGCGATTCCTTCTCTTTAAGATTATCTTGAGCATCAATGTATGATTTTAAAGCTTCTTGCGCTTCTTGATTTGCTTGTTCAATACTTGCTTTAATCTCAGGATTATTGGACAAATCACTTAACTGGTCATCAGTATATTGTTTTTGTTCTTCCAATCCGTTTCGATATTCGTTTAACGTAACTTTATCTTTGATTTCACCTTTTAAAGTCGTTCTCTCAGCTTCAGCAGTATCTAAACGTTCAACAATACCGTCTTTGTCTGTTTTATAGTCCGATGTTTTTACATAGTCACGTAATTGTTCTTTTGTGGATTCTCTAGCTGCTTCAATAGCTGATTTAACAACATTAGGTTCTCCGACTAACTGCAAATCTTCATTCACCGTTAAACCAAATTTTGTTGCTATTATTTCCAACGCTTCTTTATATTTTTCATCAGTGTATTGTGACTGTAATAATTTAAATCTATCTGAAATGGCGATTTTGACATCTTCTACATCTGTATAAACATCTTGTAATTTCTTTCTATACTCAAGAAATAAAGCTTGTGTATCTACCAACCGACCAATCGTTGCAGTTTCGGGTGTCATAGATTCTAAATTATTTTTAATTTGATTATAAACATCAATCACAGCGTCTAAACTTGCTTGTAAGTCCGCTTTCAAATCATTATCTACTAAGTACTCGCTATTCAGTAATTCTGTAGCTTCTGACAAAAGACTAGCGTGTTGTATAGATAAATTAATAAAAATATTGTTTAATTCACTGAATAGCGCTTTCTCTCTTGTTATACCACCTAATTTTTCAACATCATTTGGTGTTGCTTCAATCCATCGACCATTCCAATATCTACGCAAGACAGCAACATCAGGGTTACTTGTATCATACCAAAGCATATCATTGACTGGATTTTCTGGCGGTGTATCACTTTTGTGTATTTTGTGTTCAAAGTATTCTAATTCACCATCTACAACATCTTTAACTATAGTGTTGATATTGCTAATATTATCGTTTAACTTTTGATGTATTATGTTCAATCGCTTGTTAAACTCTTCTCGTAATTCTGATTCTTTGAACTCTTTAGGTTGACCGAATGTATATGTGCTATTTTCTGAAATTATGTTATATTCTTCGGCAATAACTTCTGCCTCTACATACAATGGCGGGTTAAAATCTCTATGTTTTACTCTGACTGTATCACCAATTGATATAATCTCGTGCGGATACGTAACTTCCAAATCAGTAGAAGTAATCTCATATGACATAACTGCCGACTTACGTTTATTTAACTCTGTTTTGGCTAAAGAACGCAACCGTGTTTCATTCATATTTTGATCATCTGATTGAGGTTCGTATATTCCCCAAATATAACGGGTAGGTAAGTTGAATTGACTTTGTGCTTCGTCATCAGTCACAACTAACTCTAAACGCTTTCCTTTGTCATTTTCGGGTCCCACAGCAATTAATGCTGTTTTGATTTCTGACATATCAATCTTCCTAGTTAACCCAACCAAATCTTTACCATACTCAATTTCTTTACCTTTGAATAAGCTGTTTTTCTTTTTGAGTACCACATATCTACCTTTGACGGTATTAGAACTAAGCTCTATATAAAAATCCAATACCATTTTATAGGTTGTACATAATTGCTTTAAAACTTCATATCTAGTTTGATAAGAAGTCCATGACGTAGTACGTAAGCCATCGTATTCGGTTTGTTCAGAAACTTCCCAACCTGTATCGCTCAACACATCTTTCAATGCTTCTGAAGTTGTCTTTTTCTCAAATTTGCCTGGTGCATACGGTTTAGCTGTTGTTATATCAGCAAGATAAGACGCTATACATTCTATCTCTGTGTAGCCGTCCATCGTATCTTGAACCCAGTTAATAATAAATTCACGCCATTGTTTGTTTGAATCCCTTATAATAACACGATGTCGTTCACGGAACTTTTCAGCTCTTTCTGATGATATGAGCAGTTCAAGCATTTCTGAATTGTCATTAACATTACGTTTATGAATCGCTCTAACTAAGGAAGGGTCATCAGTAGAAAGGAAATCTATAATCTTGTCGTTAAAATCTAAAACATGTATCACACTCTCATCTCCTTTCTATAAATATCTATCTTGCCATTTAACCGTCGTATCAAAGACGTTTTCAGGTTGTATGATTAATTCACTGTACCCAGAATCAACATTGAAATAATTACTTCCAAACGATTTCTCGCTCAACATTGGTTCCTCATTGATGACAACACTTTTTGCTTGCATATCTATTTTCACTAAATCACCTTTTTGTATAATGACATCCCTTGCGCCTTTCGGTTTTGGTAGAATCTCCGTATTGAATGAACCTAATCCATTCATCTCCATCCACTTATAACCATTATACTTCGCACTATAGATAGCTATGATAGAAGCTGGACGCTGATAAAACTTACCGCCATCTATCCACTCTTTCTCATCCATATCAATAGGTTTACGTCTATCTGGGTCTTTAATGTGATCAAATTTCCAAGTTTTAATAGAAAATTTATTACCTACTCTTCTGAGCCGCATATAAACAACGATTCTGTCCAAGTTATACATTATCGGTTTATTCTGATAGTCGTATATCTTTTTGGGGTCTCCTTTTTGGTTATACAACGTAACAACAATATGTCCTATTTTTCTATCATGATATTTATTTTCATAACCAATAGAAGCAAGTAACTTACCATCACTATCATAAATATGTTGTGCTGTTCTTCCGGCACCTTTACCTTTTTGTTCAACAATACATTTATAGGTAATTTGAAAATCTGTCATCGCTTTAGGGAGCCCTCGTTTCGTGCCAGCACCAACCCAACCTTTTGCATCAGGAAAATTAGTTGCTTTATATCCTTCGCCAAGATTGGATATCACAAAGTCACCGCCGACCTTACCACCTAAGTCATTACTTGGAATATCTTCAGTAATCATCTTAGTCCAACCTTTGAAATCACGAAACTCACTATGATAAACAGGAGGCATGTAATCCTTAACTTCTTTGGTTACCTCATCATCACCAACCATAAAATAATCTTCATCATTTTTAGTAATCATAAAGTAACTAGATGGTTTAATTGCTCGGGCTTCAACAATTAAAGGAGTGTCAGCAGTCCCACTATTTACAACTGAAACTTGGTCTGAAATCGCAGTATTTTTATTTCCTGTTACTGAATATTTGTAAGGGTCTGTTAGTACTACTTTGATAGTGAACTTAACAGGTATTGTAAATTCTTTGTGCAGCTTTATTGGTCCTTCAAAATAAGCGTTCCAGTACCAATCTTTAGATTTGAATTGTAATTTAACTTGTTCCTCGTAGTTAAAAAACTTTACTAATTCATTCAAGACGTCATCATATGTTTTAATGCCGTTGTGAGATAAATAGTCATTACGTACCACTAAAGGTATATCAAAACTATAAGATTCAAGCCTACGCCCTTTATATATAGCCCCCGAACGTCCATCTACATTTTCTGTTTTTAAAACATAATTAAAAGAGGGTATTTCAAACCCTCTTTCGACATACAACCAAGGAATTGTTTTGTTGTTCACTTTAATAGTGTCTATCATTGAATAGCAATTCCTCCTTTTCTAAACTTTACTTTTGTTGATTCTTGCCTTTCTCGCTTTTCTATAGACGCGTTCACCTTTTTATCAAAAGCGTATTCGTCAATAATCGGCTGATAATCTTTGTCTGCAATCACATCGTTGGATTGCGCTATTTTCAGTAATAAAGCTATTTGTTGTTGCTGTTGTTCAATCATTTTCAATAATAAGCTTGGGTCATCAAACCCATTTACACTAGACAATTGACTAGGACGCTTATTTTTACTCGCTTTTCTCCCTCTTACTTCTGCTGCTGCATAATGCAACATCTTCATTGCATCATTTCTACGAGCTGGATCTGTTGGAATAATCCATTCTGGATGACCGTCTTCACCTAAGTTATACCAACCATCAAAAACTTTTCCACCTGTAGCATATGCGTAATCACCAGCGCGTTTGAACGCAGCTCTCCATGAGCCTGTTCTTGGTACCCATTTACCCACAATATATCTCATAGCCGATATAGCTTGATGAGTTGGGTTGAGAGGATTATTGTAACCCGACTTTGCGTACGCTCTAAATGAAGGATCTATCATTTGGAACATACCTCTTGAAGGTGTACCAGCTCTTGCGTTGCTATCCCAATTATTAACTGCATTAGCTGTATAATTGGATTCACGTCTTGCTACACGCATCATTTCGTGTGTAATCCAGCTAGCTTTGTATTGACCTCCAAGTATATTTTGAGCTGTTCTAATCGCTCTGCGCGCATTTTCAGAACCACTCCCTCCAGGTGAATTCTTTCCACCAGTTTTGTCGTTTTTCCGTAACCAAGGAATAGGGTCTGTCGAATACCTATTGGACTCTCCGCCTTGATTGACTTGGAAATGTAAATGGCGGTAATTAGTCATAGAACCTGTATTACCTGATTTACCAATTAATTGACCAGCTTTAATTTGTTCACCTGTTCTACGCAATTGTTCAGATAAGTGCATGAACCACAAAAATGTTCGACCTTTTTGAACAGTAATTGCTTTACCGCCACCATAGTTGTCATACCAACTTCTAACACGTCCACCCATTGGCGTACGTATAGGGGTACCGGTCGGCGTATCATAGTCAACACCATGATGAACGCCTCCGTTAAATGGATAATTGGGGTTAGGAGGTTTTGGCGGTGCTGAATAAGGTTGTAGTATTCTGAAACTATCAAACACAGAACCATCTCCCGCTTGGCTCTCTAATCCTTCTTTTATCCAATTAATCGCCTTACTTTTAATCTTATTCCAAGACGCTTTTGTTATATCGCCAACAATACCCATACCTTTAGTTAGAGAGCTAAAGTCAACACCAAACGCTTTGAGCACATAATTTAAAAGCTTACCCGGATTATCAATAAAGTCCATTACATCTCCAACTTTATCGCCAAGCCATTTGGTACCTTTACCTATTTGATCTTTTGTCCAGTTAAATGCCGATGATGCACTAGATTTAATATCTTTCCACATAGTAGTACCGAAATGAAATCTCGGAAGCGTTCCGTTTAACATTGAATAAGTTTGTGCACCGTTGTATACTTTTGAGCCTTTAGGTAAATAAGCAGTAGTGTCTGTATTAGGTGTGATTACACGTTTACCATTAGGGAATTCAATCATTTCATTTCTAAAACCATTTGGACCATTTCCACGTCCTTTATCCCCAACTGTAGCGAATGTATCACGTGCAATCTTACCGTTCTTAACTAATCTTGTAGTAGTATGTGTGTGCTCTGTACCAGTGTGTAACCTAGGTATTTCATCCATACCTAACTTACCACCGACCCAGTTTAAGCCTTCAATTAATTTATTAAGTCCTTTTTTAATAGCATCTACCATACCGCCGATATGATCTTTAATTTTACCAATGATAGATTTTAAACCGTCACGCATGTTTCCGAAGATATTACGTACTTTATCCCACAAACGACCAGCTATACCTACCGTGTTATCTTTAATAGAGTTCCAGACGTTTGACATCCAATTTCTTAATTTAGTAAATATATCTTTCGTCGCATTCCATAAACTTGTGAATTTAGACCTTACACCCGTAAATAACGAATGAGCCTTGCCGACGGTATTGCTTTTGATATTATTCCACGTACTAGATAACCAGTTTTTCATATTAGTGAAAATAGATTTAACACTATTGTATAAGAAACCAAAAATACTTTTTGTTGCATTCCAAATTGCCGATAATGATTTCTTGAAAACGCCTATTATAGCAACCCATATAATAGTTATTAAACCTTTAAGTAATCCACCAAAGTATCTCACTACACCTAGAATTTTACCTATAAACCACAGTTGTATTAAATTCCAAATTAACTGCACAGTGCCTTTTAGTATCATCACAATACCGTCCCAAACACCTCGCCAATTACCAGTGAATAAACTTGAAAAGAACTTAATAAAGCCAAGTATTATATTTAAAGCACCTTGTATTACTCCTTTTATATTCTCCCAAGTACTGACAATCAAGGCTTTAACCGCCGGCCAAATAAATTGCATCACTTGCCAAATCGCAAACATGATTGGTTTAATTACAAAATTTAAGATAAATTCAAATATAGCTTTGATAAAATTGCATATATTTTGAAGCGCTTGAACAATAGAAATTCCGTTTTCATTAAAGAATCCATTAATTTGACTCCAAATATCTTTAGCGAAATCAACGATTGCTGAAACCGCTTGTTTAAAGACGTTTTTAACGGAATCAATGAAAGGTTGGATAAATTGAATGAAATTACTAAACGTTTGTTTAACACTGTTAATTGCACCATTAACAAAATTTCTGAATGTTTCAGATTTCTTATAAGCTATTGTAAATGCGACTGCTAAACCAGCCAGTACACCTAACACGATACCAATTGGACCAGTTAATGCTGTGAAGACTGTTCCTAAAATAGGCACTTTAGTTGATAAAAAACTAATCAATCCGCCAGCCTTTACAATACTAGCTAATAATGGAGCTAATACAGTTACTGCGTTGCCAATTGTGCTTATGAATGCACCTAATCCAAAAACTACAGGACCAATTGCAGCAGCAATACCACCGAATATAACAATCGACCTTTTAGATCCATCACTTAAACTTGAAAACCAATCAACTGCTACAGATAGCTTTTTGATTAATTCTTCCATGACTGGAGCAAACGCACTTTCAATAGAAGCCCATACATCAGCACCTACTAATTTAAGTTTATTCATTGCTACTTTAAATCTTTCGGAGCCACTTTCAGAATCTTTAAATGTCTGATTGACCGTTCCTTGCGAATCTTCGATAGTTTTTAAGAACTCTTGGTAACTAAAGCGACCGCCTTTAATAGCATCTGCTAAATCAGGACCTGCTTTTGCACCAAATGCTTCAATCGCTAAACTTGTTGCGCTAGCTATATCCGGTGTCCTTTCAATTTCTGCTAATGTCTTCTTAAATTCTTCTCTTGGGTCTTTACCCGCTTTACCCCAATTGGATATAGCTTTTTTCAAACCACTGAAGGCTATTTCAGTATTAACACCTGATTTCTCCCATTGAGAGAATAAAGCGATTGATTCTTTCATCTCAAAGCCCATAGCCCTCATTGGAGCACCGTATTTAGTAATGCTATCAGCTAATGTATCAACACTTATACCGCTAGCCTGTGCTGCTTTCGCTACCATATCAAGTACACTTTGATACTCATCAGCTTCAATACCTGCATCACCCATTGCACGCGTAATTAATTGAACGGCTTGTACGCCGTCAGAACCTGTTATGTGACTAAATTTCAAGAATGACTCTGTGGCACTCTCAAGTTCTTTGCCAGTGAAACCTAACCTTGTGTTAACTTCCCCTAAAACACCGCCTACAGTCTCAGCGTCTGCTGGAAAGTTGCCATAAACATCTTTAAATGAATTCTGCAACTTCTTAAGCTCTCCGCCGGTTGCTCCTGTTGCTTGGGTAACTGTATCTAAACCTTTATCAACTTCTGCAAAAGCTTTTCCTGATGCTGCTGCAATACCTAAAACAGGTGCAGTTACACCAATCATCAAACCTTTACCAATGGATTTTAAACCATCACCCATTTTTGTTAATTTAGGTCCCATACTTTCAAAAACTTTACTGGTTTTTCCCCAGCCACTTTCTGCCATTCTTTGAGCTTCAACTTGAGCTTTTTTGAACTCTTCAAACTCAGTTGTTGTTTTTTCTAGTTCTTTTTCTAAAAAATTCAGCTCATTTGCTTGTTTGTTATATTCTTGTCGTAATTTTTGAGCTTCCGCGCTGTTTTCGCCCTGTTCTTGAGATACCTTGCCATATTGCTTGGCTAAATCATCAACGTTTTTCTTATAACCTGTGATAGTTCCATCAAGTTCTTTAATCCTTTGTTTGTAACTATGAGTTGATTTTTCGGTATATTTGAAGTTGTTACCGGTTAACTTTAAGTCAGAATTTAAAGTTTTAAAGTTTCGTTTGATTTCTGCAAATGATCTATTTAAATTTGCTGCATCTAAATCCAAACCTATAGATAAACCTTTTATTCTTTCTCCCATTTTTTACCTCCTTTCTAAAAAAGTTCAAAAAAATAACCCTAACCAAACGGTTAAGGTTAAAACGCATCAATTAAAGCCTCTGCTTTTTCTTCAGAAATGTCATTGTTTTTATTTTGATATATGGAAAGTACATAATGAAATGGCATTTTTAAAACTTCGTTAGCGTCTTTACCATTTTCAATTAAGTCCATCATGAGAGTATCCATATTTTTCAACATTGCTTTATATGTTAAATCTTCAGGCTTTATTTCATGTTCTGGATAAAATTTCTAGTTTCCTCAGTTTGCTGACCTTGAGTAATGAAAATCACTTGTTCACGAAGTGCATTCATTCCATCAGGTGCATGCATACGTTCTTTTAGGTCTTTAACTGTGAATTGGTTATCGTAAATTTTTACAACCATATCCATCAATCTGTCAGCGATTTCTCTTGGTTTCATCGTGCTATTTTCGTCCTCAATATCATCGATTAAATCCATTGCTTCGTATACAATTTCAAATGAAATGAAGTGTGGTGTTAAGTACGTTTGTAATTTAATTTCATTTGCTTTCGGGTCTTCTACTAATTGAATAATGTTACGTTTTAATTTTGCCATTTTATAATACTCTCCTTATTTTCAAATAAAATAGAGGGGTTGTCCCCTCTTATGCTTCTACATTTATTGTTATAGTGTCACTCATATTACCAACTGTTGCTTTAACCGTAGCAATGCCTTGTGCTTCCGCAGTAACTTGACCATCACTATTGATTGATACAATATTCGTTTGATCTGTTGTGTATTTCAATAACTTACTTTGATTAGATGGCTCTACTACAACATTTAAATCGTATGTGTCGCCAACTTTAAGTGTTTTAATGCTATCTGGTATATTAACCGACTTTACCGCAGTTTCCGATGAAGCCGGTTTTGTTACAAAGTTTCTTCGTTACCCTCTGTCACGTTTCCAGTATATTCTTCGCCTAAAATTTTCTTTAAGAAAGCCTCTTCGCCTTTTTCACCGTCTCCATCATGATTTGTCATGTTAGCTGAATCAAAGATATACTTACGTACTGACTTTTTATTATCAACTAAAGGGAAAAGTGCCTCACCTTCAACCTCTTCACTTGAGAAATCCCAATCTTTCTCAGCCGTTTCTCCATCGATTTTAGGATTTGTAAACATAACTTTAGGTAATAAAACTGTTCTAAATGTACCGTCTCTACGCTCTTGTCTGAACCATACAGCTACGTAATTGTTTTGTTTACCTTGTTTCTCTTCGTAAACGCCATCTTCATCATAATCTTCATTAAAAACAATTTTGCGAATCTCTTTAGGGAACGCATGCATTTGTAATGAGATTTTACCTTCTCCGTCTGTATTCCCTGATTCAATTGGACCGCCATCAGCATAAGCTGTTTTTAGTTCTCCACCAGTTTCAACACCAATTTTTTGTAATCCTCTTGTTTTTGTAATATCACTATATTTTAATTCCGCGCCTTCTTTCGTTAATTTAGCGAAACCTAAACCAGTAATGTTAATATACGCCTTTGGCGCACTTGCATGTTTTACTGCCATTTAATTTTCCTCCTTATAAAAAATGCCCTCGTAAACGCGAGAGCTTCTATATGTTTTAAATTCTTCTATATATTCCGGTTTTCCATTTGAAACATTTCCCATTTTTAGTTCAGACCATAATAACTTTTGAATGCGATTAGATATCTTATTTCTTATGATTCTCGCATTATATTCATCATTGTACTTAACAAAAACATCTATTTGGACAATATAACTATATGCACACTCATCTCCGTCAGTATAAGTTGTAGGTATTGGGTCGTCGATATCGTCAATAACAATAAAAGGTACATCAGTATCTTTTACATTAGGGTATTTATTGAACTTAATATTATTGATATTTACGTGCTCTCTAATAATTCTGTCTTGACTAATCACTTCATGAACTTTGTACAAAATATCAATCACAATTTTTTCAACTCCCTTTTTAGCGTCTCAAAATACTTATTTTGCCCTTGTCTTATTGCTCTATTAACACCGCCCATAGCTTTAGGTTTGATAAATTTACCTGTTTCTTTCTGAACGTGTCCATATTCAATTAAATGTACGATTTTATAACGGTCTTTAGAACCTCGCCAATGAACAGTAATTGTACGTTTTCCGTTTATCCATTCAGGTTTACTAAAACTTACCTCATTAATTAATGCTCCCGTATCTTTTGAGGGCTTTAGTTGTTTTTTTACTTCTTCAACAATTACCTTAGCACCAGCTATTAACGCCTTATCTTGAACTTTTACCATCTCTTTTATGCCAAAACGTTTTTCTAATTCTCTTTCTAATGCTTTATCACCTATCACTTTCACACTCATGAACTATATCCTCCACGAATCATAATAAAGTCTTTATTATCCAAATCTGGTGATACTTGCTTTATATTCAAACGATTTTTGAAATATCTTGATTCAATTTCAAGATAATGTTCTTCACTGGGTAAATAATCACCTTGCGGATCACGAATATACAATTTAATGTCATTTTGGGTTCCGTTTGAGATAGCTTGTTCTAATTCACGTAACCAGACACCATCAATACTCGCCCAACAGCTATATAATAATTTTTCTTCTTTTTCTCCAGCTTCTGGACCATTATTTTCAGTATACTTATAAAAATGAACACGAGTATTTAAACGTTTAGTTGTAATTCTAGGTTTTTTAAACACTTTCTTCATCTTCTGATACCTCCATTAGAGATAACGAAAAATCTATTATTTCAGGTCTGTAATTATCGTTGAAGTGTTCTAATAAATCTTGATAAGCATATCTAGCGCGTATAAGTATCAATTCTTGACCTATTAAATTCTCTAATTCAAAAACTCCGCACTGATTTTTTATACGCTCGTACGACATTTTTAACAACTGCTTTAAGTACTCATCCTCTGAATTATGGTCAATCTTTTCAAGTGATTTAAATTTGACAAGCAAATCATCAATCGTCATTGTCTTCACCATTCAATAAGTCGACGATTTCACTTTTAACCATTGAACTAGACGCTTTTTTTTGTAATGATTCGCATAGTTCTAATAATTCTTGTTTTGTCAGCTTATCTAAAGGTACGATATAAACTTTGTCGTACTTATTTTTGATTTGATTTGTCAACAATTCAACACGAGGATTGTTATACCCTTCAGCTGGATACAACTCCCCTACTTTGTACTTGTGTTGATTGTGCTCTGTGTCTTTAAAAGCTCTAACAACTTTAAATTTCACCATTTTATCACCTCATAAAATTTTATAGTGTTTCTTCGGTACCTTCTAAAGCTGGCTTATGTCCTTTTAAATCTAATTTCCAAACAGCAGCAACTTTATTATCTTTCGCTTTGCCGTAAGCAAATTGTTTTGCAGTGTATAAATCCATATCATCTAACGCAAGTGTTTCTTTAAATTTCTGAACATTAATACCACCAGCTAAATAACCATCATATAAACCTTTAACGTACGTTAAAACCTTACCTGCTTCTTGGACTGTAGACTCGATAACATTCAAATTAAATGGTAAAGCAGTAACATATACGCCATTTGCATTTAAATGTGTATACTGTGCTTGAACCTCAAAAGCATCGGACGGATTAACAACCATTGTTACATTACCTTTAACCGCTACTGATTTACCTTTCTCGTTAGTTGAGTGGTATTTAAACACTTGCGTCAATTCATTAACCGTAGCGCGCGGATTAGCAAATGTAAGCGTACCTTGTTCTTCTTTCTCTGGATAAGCACCCTCAGTTACCGATACACCTTTTTGTACTTGACGGTTTAAGCCGATTGGTTGGTCTTTACCAGTACCTTTTAAGAACGCAGTTTCAAGCGCCACTGCAAATGCTTCTTCGATTTGAACACGAACAAATCTTTCAATCCACGCAGGACCAAAATCATTTAAATCTTTTGGTAAAACAACAAACGCTGTCAATTTATTTTGAATTGCTGTTTCTTCACTGAACGCAGCATCTAATTGACCTTTAATTTCACCATAGATTTTACCCCAAACGGCTACGCCAGAAGTTTCAGATTTTAAGAACTTCAAACGCAAACCAGCGTTTTTAATACCTAAATCAGCTAATAACGGATGATTCGTCGTCAAATCTTCAAAAATTCTATCAATTGTTTCTTCTGGCAAAAGTTTTTCTTCTTTATAGTTAACGTTTTTATTGATATCCATGAAGAAACTTCTTTGGTTTGCACTCAAAGATTGTGCTGATTTAGGTAAACTAGAAACTCTTTCAGCTTCTGCTTTTGCTTGTAATTTAGTTTCTTCAAATAGTTGGTTAATCATGTCACCGTACAATTCATTTTGTCTTTCTTGCGGTTCACCGTTGTTTACTGCATTAATAAATTCGTTTTTCGCATTTGCGAATGTTTCCGATAAATTTATAGTCATTTTATGACCTCCTATTTTTTGTATTAAAAAAGGAATCTTGAAAATCCATTTGCTGATACTTTACTATCTGCAACATCGATTTCTGATTCCTTTTCTTTCATATTTATTTTTTCAATTACTTTATTTGCTATTGCGTCAATATCAATGTTAACCTCTGGCGTTTTACTTACCAAAGCTGTTACACGATTTAATACATCTTTCGATAACACTTGTGTATTGCTTGCTACAATTTGCATATTGTCGTTTTCAAACATTTTACTATCCGCAAAACCTTGTTCAATGGCTTCATCAGCATTTAGCCACGTTTCCCTAGCCATCATTTCTACAAGTTCTTGTTTGTTTTTACCAGCTCTAACCGCATATGCCTCAGCCATTATTTGACCAACATGTTCTAATGTTTCTGCAGCATGATTTAGATCTTTCGCTTCTCCTTGCGCAATACTTGAAGGATTGTGAATCATCATTCTAGCAACCGGACTCATTTCGATGTGGTCACCAGCCATTGCGATAAGCGATGCCGCACTTGCTGCTATTGCTGTGATACGAACATTCACTTTGCCTTTATGAGCTCTTAAATGTGTATATATTTCACTACCAGCTACTAGGTTACCACCATTTGAGTTAATTATAATATCAACATCTTCATCACTAAATTCTAGTTGTGTTAAAACATCTTTAGGACAAGTCGAATCCATACCAAGCATTTCGTAAACCCATTTATCTTCGTTGGAAACGATGACGCCTTTAATCTCCGCTTTCATCTTCATCACCACCTTTCAAAGTGTTTTCATCTTTTTCTTTTTCATCATTTTCACCACTGTTAGCTTTTTCGTAGTTTTTAGTAATCAGGTATTCGTCTAATTCAGGATTGTCTGATGGTTCTTCACCTAACATAATCCGCACCTCATTCCTTGTAAATGAACCAGAACTTACAAGTTTGTCAATTGCTTCAGCATATTGAAGTGGGTCTTTTTTATTCACACCGACAATTTCTATTCTTGTATCTTTCAAATACATGCTTTGTGTTATGAGTTTCGCGTTTAATTCGTTCTGAATCTTTTTTAATAAAGGTGTTAAACAGAACTTCTCAAATACAAGCGTGTTCTTTTCCAAATCAGCTGTTTCTCCGTAAATCAAACCTGGAGGTATACCAATCATCAACGCAACATTTTTTATTGCATCTCTCATTAGCTCACTCAATTCAGAAAAAGGCATGTTACTATTCTTACCACCATTAGATAATTCCTCATAATCAAAACCTTCTATCAAAGGCGCGATTGCTAGTTGATTTTTATTAAAAGTATTGAATAATTTATTTGTGAACGCTTGTAATTTTTCTATATTCTTTTCGTCATATGCGCTAGAGGCAGATTTCAAAATCCCTCTTATTTGATAGTTTTTTAATTGTGCACCTATCATTCTTCCGAATATTTTCCCGTAATCTTCGAATAGACTTTCTACAAAGTGTGTCACTTTATTGTTGTTGTACTTTAAATATATGACCTCTTGCATTGTGAAAGTACGTTGATAAGTATAATCTTTAACCGTTACATCTTTGAATATATCATCATACAAAGCGTACTCTTCTCTGTAAAAGCTATCTGCGATAAGTAATTCTTTGCTGTCACTTACTACGATTAAAACCTCGTTATCATAAATTAGTTTATATATAACTTGTTGCCAAAAACTATCGCTTGATAAGTCAGTATTTGGTTTTATATTTAACTTGTAGTAAACATCATTCTTTTGAATTCTATTACCTTCCAATACTTTAAAATGACTTTGAGCGACAGCTCGCGCAACAAATTCAATACAACTATCAATCGCTAAACGTTTCACATACGCTTGTTGTGATAGATCTTCTATCATATCTAAATCAAGCATATATGTTATATCTTTCCTAGTTTTAAATATCTTTTCTAGAATACTCATGTCTCACCTCCTCTATTAGAAATCTATACTCATTAATGCATCAAGCGCTTTAGACATGTCTTTGTCTACTATATCGTCTGCTCTATATAATGCGTGAACAAAAGCCATGAACCCATCGGTTTTTCTTCTATTTTCATCTTTTTTAATATATTCTTTATTACCATCGGGTTTAACCTTTACTGCAACATTATTAGTAAACCAACGCATCAAAGGATTGTCTCCATATATTACGTTATGTTTCGCAAACATTGTATCGATACGTGGTGCAAGTAATCCATGTATTGCTTTTGGATTTCTAAGTACTTCAAGTTTTATGCCAGCATCCTCAAACGCACGTCTTACAATATCAGTTCTATAATTATCAGCTATGACTTTTTCAAGCCCATATTTTTCTCTAGCCTTTAAAAACCAATCAACTATATATTCAATTTCAATGACATCATCATCGACAATGGTCAATAATCCCATTTTTTCCCATTCTTTAATAGGTGGCTCTAATTTGACATCATCCAAAAACCCTTGTCTTACAAAAGAATGTCCTAACCAAATATAATCGTCGTTCTTTCGAAATAGTAGCCCTACACTTGCGAAATCTCGGATATTTGCAAAGTCTAAACCACCAATACACATTTGATTATCTAAATTTGGTATCTCTCTATTAGTCGCTAGTATTTCTTTCCATGGTGCTATTACTTTTTCAAGGTCAACTTCAGGCAAATTCATTCGCTTAGTCATGAATTCGGGCTTATTTGAACGGTTGAATGGTAAATCGTTATATTCTTCTTCAATCGTGCTTAGCAGTGTTTTAGCGTATTCTGATAACGGTTTATGTAACATTGGGTTCGCCTTTTCCCACGTCTGTCTGTCATCAACTTCTTTTGGATCGTCTAACTTACAATAAAAAGCAAACAATCTACTATTTTTAACCTTGCCACTTAATACACTTGCAATTTTGTGCTTCATTGCATCGATATAACCCTCTCTAACAAAACCATCAGTACTTATATAAAACGTTCTTCTATTTTTCTTTTTACCTAATCCACCACGTTTGACGTTTACCATTTCAGGACCAAAGAAATAATGAATTTCATCAAAAATAACACACCCCTCACGTCCACCGTCTTTGGTTTTTGTGTTTGATGTGTTATATCGAATAACCGATTTAGTTGCACGGTTTATTATTTTTGCTTTACTAACTTCATAAGGAGCTTTTGGCGTTTTACCCGTCTTATTTCGTTTGTTATCCATTAAAACGGTTCTGATTTCATCAAACGATGTTTTTGCTTGATCTTCACTATTAGCAACAATGGAGATGTGATATTCTTTAACTCCGTGTAAGGGCGTAGAAAGAAAATCACTAATAGCACTTATTAGACCGTTTTTCCCGCCTCCACGTCCCATGAAAATAGCAAATTCTGTAAAGAAAGCTTCATCTGTATTTTTATCTATAAGAAATATATTAGCTATGATAAACCTTTGAAATGGTAATGTTGGAAAATACCATTTTTCAATAAATTTGATACAATCCTCGATTTTCTGTTCATCAAAATATACATCATCTCGTGAATATATATGTTTTTGTAGATAATTAAAGAGATCAATTCTTTCTTTATTTAAAATTATCTTTCCTTGTTTCCACAAATTTATATATTCATCAACGTATTTATTACTAATCATAGGTAATCATCAGATGGCGTTTCTGTGTCTTCTTTCTCTTCGGGCAATAAATCCGATAATTGTTTGATTATTTTTTGATATGCAGCATCTCTAGCATTAAATAGTTTGGCTACTGGTCTTTCCCTTTCATATGGTGGCGCCTTTTCAGATTGAGTAAATAAATCATAGTCACCTTTTTCTTTTATGTCTTCCCACATGTAATCAAGCATTACACGTAGCCTTGCTGCTTGAATAATTAAACCATCAACTACTTTTAATTTATTGCTAGGTATGTCTTTATATAATACTTGCAGCCTTTCTTTTTCTTTAAGCACTAAGTTTTCATCAACTATAATCTCCATTTCATCACCTGCCTTAAAATGGTTATAAGAGGGGGGTTATACATGGATTTTTAAAATTATCGCGAAGTCGAGCCCCTGCCCGTTCCCCAAGTATTTTGATCGCTTTTGATTTTTTTGACCCGGGGGTATTTACCATTTTTCGTCTTTCCATTTATTTTCTTTTTTTATAAATCTCTTTTCTTTTTTGTTGTGACATTTAATACACAGTGTTTCTAAATTGTTTAAGTCATGAGCAAACTCCGGATGATGTTCTAGCGATAATATATGATCTACATCCAACGACTTACGCTTGCTTTTGTCATATGTCGTTAACTTGCCGTCTCTCTTACATTGTTGACATTCATAATTATCTCTTTCTAGCACTCTTTTTCTTGTTATTTGCCATTCTTTAGACTTATAGAATCGTATACGTTCGTCTTTAGTCATCATAATGTTTCACCTTATATAACTTAAGTAGTATCAAGACGCATCTATACTTGATGTGTAGTAATGTATTTACTATTAGTTTGAACATGTTCATACCTCATAAATAAAAAGACACATCACATAGTGATGCGCCTCTTGTTCATGCGTCGTATTAGCAGTTAATAACTTTAAATATTAATCTGATACTAACATAATAAACTGTTTTAATGCGGACTTACATAGGGTAAAAGTCCGCTACACATAACCAATATACTTTGCTAACTTATCGATCAGTGCATTCCTTCTACGTAATATACTTGTCTTACTTGTACCAAAGTAATGTGCTATATCTTCCCATTCATAACAACCAATAGGACAATCCCAATATCTAAACCTTAATAACTCAAGCGTATCCTCATCACTTTCATCTATCAATCTATCTACACCGTTAACTATATTTCTTAATGTATTGTACCTGTTATCACTAAACTTCTTTATTGCACATCGTTCAATCGGGTTACCCGGCAAATTACTTTTGCCAGCTCCCGCATTATCTGGTTCATGACTTTCAAGTAATTCATATTCTCGCATCTTCAACTCTCTTCGATAGTTATCGATGTGCTGAATGTATTCTTCAAGCTTTTTGATATCGTGTTTCTCAATCTTTATCATTCAATGCAATACCTCCGATAATATAAATTACTTTTTAATATCGTTATTCATTCGCTTTAATTCAATCCTGTATTCTTTTAACCCGTTGTATCCTTTAGTTTTAACTACTTCATCAAGTAGATAATCATTCATATATCTGAGCGCTTGTATCTCCCTTGCACGATCACTATTAATACTGATACAAACTAATAGCAATATAGCAAATACAATAGTCATAGTAATCCACATCACTCACTTACCTCCGCTCGAAAGACGTAATCACTCGGCGCCTCTACATCATCATTAGCCGTCATCATAATATATACTTGCTCAGTTACATACTTACCTAGCTCATACATCGCTAGTAAGAATAATAGTCTCAAAATTTCTTTAACCACCACTAAACACCCCATGTTAATTTATCGATAATTTGTATAGCTTGTTTTAATGCGTCTCTTTTTTCTTCGATATCTCTATTATCGCCATCTTCATCAGCTGACATTAACTCACTGTCATATTCATATAATAGTTCTGATATTTCATTACTAGCTACTACTAATAAGTTTTCATCTACATCAATCGTTACCGTTTTCTTTGACATCTCCATCTCTCCTTATCTTAAATTGTGCCTCATACTTCTCTTTCGCTTCTTCTTTACTCTCTGCCTCAACAACTGTAAACCTTTGATTGCTCTTAGCTTTAGTTATGTGTGTATGCTTGCGTCCTGTTGAATCTTTAAATGTTGTGACTAAGTATTGTGTCATTCCTCATAGCTCCCTTGAACTTGTTTGAGCTTACTCATAAAAAACATTACTAAAAATGCTATTAAGATATGCGTCTTTTGATGTTTATCAGCAAATGTAGATGTCACAAAGATAGTAGCAATCAACAACATTTCATATAGGTTTGTGTGTATAGTCTTTTTACTCTTGAGAAAAATAATACCTATGCGACAAAATAGATAAACACCAAACCCTATGAAAAATATTTCTAACATGTCACTCACTTCCCCAAAACCTCCTTGACTCGATCTAATATGTCTTTACACTCCGCTACTTCCGAAGCCTTTTGCTCCACGTTCTGAAACACTCTCGAATTCCTCCACTTGCTTTAGTTCAGGTGTCCATATAGGCACGATAACCAATTGAGCTAGTTTGTCGCCTTCGTTGATTTGATAAGTTCCATATTGTCTTATGGCGTCACTCAAATCGATTTCTCCTTTAATATCAAAAACACCTGGTGTGATATAACCATTCGATGCAATAGCGTCATTCTTGATATTAATCCCTAAATTGCCGTGATATCCCGCGTCTATCTTGCCTGTTTCAATCACTAAATGCGTTTTACTACTTACACCACTACGGCTAGTTAATAGTCCGACATAGCCCTCTGGTATGCTTACAGCTACATCTGTTTTGATCACTGCCTTTTCTTGTGGCTCAAGTACGACAGTTTCAGCTGAGAATATGTCATAACCTGCATCCGTCTTATGATTTCGTTCTGGCATTCTAGCGTTTTCTGATAATAGCTTTACTTGTAGGATGTTAGTCATTTTCCTGCTCCTCCTCATATTTATAGACCACTTGACCTGCCATAATCCCTACTGCTTCATCAAGTTCAATACCTTCTCTAACTGAATGTTGAATAGCATTTGTCATTCCCTCAAGTATTTCATCAAATGCTCGCGCTTTCTTATACACGTCCTCAATCTCTTTTAGTAATCCTTCTGTATCATTGCCGTTATAGACGCTAGCACTGATAACTGATTGTTCTATTTGTTCACGGTTATTCATTTGCGTTATCCTCCATAAAAATTTTATTGTTTAATTCCATTCCAAATTTAACTCTTTCATGATCGTTGCCGAATTCGTTTATTAAATCTTTTTCAACGCTCTTGCAATACCTATCCCATGCACTTGCTTTCTTCTCCAGCTCTTTGTTGCGCTCTCTTAACTTAGCTATATCTCCAATAAGCTCATCACGTTGCTTCAAAAACTTGCTTGCTTCATCAAACCAGTATTCACTTTGCTTTTCGTAATATTCTTTTGAACCGTGTTCCATTATTTAATCAACTCCCCATCTTTCCAGATTAACGTCATAGTTAGGTCGTCGTTTAAGATATAGAACGCTTTGATAGGGAAACATCTGTCGTCATTTAAACTTTCGTTTATACTAGTATTCCTATTTGATGTAGGACTATATTCTCCTTCTGAGACCTCGAATACTTCAAACAACCTATCAAACTTAGTCTCTTCTGTGATTTCCTCTTCCACTTCGACTTCGAAAGGAGCATCAAGTGGCACACAGACTGATGTCGTACACTCATTTGTGTCCTTTTGAAAACGAACGATGCCATCGCCGTTACCTGTTGTAAAAAAATTTTTGCCCTTTGATAACTCCGGATTACTTCTAGCCCATTTAATTAATTCATCTAATCGCATTTCTTTTTTAATTTTGATTTTCATCATTTTCATCTCCTTAAAATAAAGTTAGTTGCTTCTGTTCCTCATATTCCAACCCATGTTGCTTTATATATGTTTCAAGCTCTTCCGCTGTATCAAATGTCTTTTTCACGCCTTGCCAACCTGGTACGATATGCCCATGAAAGTAATAAGTGCCGTTTACTACATGAGTATGAGCCACTCGCTCGTTATCCTGATATAGATATCTCTTATATCCGAAAAATTGGTTTAAGTATTCTTTGCGTGCGTTATCTGTCATGATCATCACTCCTTTTACCAATTAGGTAGACCAAACGACATACATTCGTCATATAGCTCTTCATTCCTTATGCTTGCCTTATAGTTTTCAATCACATTGCTAACTTCTTTATGACTCATTGCTTTAACTTGTTCGTCTGTATATTTTTCGCACTCTTCCAATTCCAGTTGCTCCTGTAATGACATCACATATTCAACTTGTTTTTGGGTTGCCATCGTTAACCCTCCCACAAGTCAAATACTCTATCGACGTAAAACTTCGCTTTTGCTAAATCCTCATGACCATTCTTTAACGGTGCTCTAGACAAGTATTTGATTGCGTTACCTATTGCAAATGCTAATTGTGGTGGATACTGCGCCGTAACCTGTTCGATAAAATCTATAATTTCAATGTCGCCATATGTGTAATGCGCTGGTTGCTTAACATTGTCTTGTATTTCATTCATATCTACTTTTCTGTTACTGATTACGCTCATTGTGCTTCACTCCATTTCTTGAACATTTGGTTATAAGTGACATCGAACCAGTACGGATCACGTGAATGTTTTTGAGGTACATTAAACAAATGTGGTTTCTTTCTTCTTAGCTCAGCCTCTTTACGTTGTTGTCTAACCATTGTACGTTCTCGCTCCAAAGCTTTTGTTATTTGTATCTCTCTATAGTCGTTCAGCTTCATGCCGAAAGGTGCATCAATAGCTTCCGACAACTCCCAACCCTTCGCAACTCTGTTTCTAACTATTTCGGGCTTGAGTCCTTTCTTTTTCATCTGCTCATTTTCATATTCAGTGTATTTAGAAGGGGGTTTTTCTTGTGGTGGCGCAATAAGCGCATCGCCCGTTAGCCCTTTTGCTATCCTGTAATTAAGTAGTCCTTTGCTTAGGTTGTACTTTTTAACTATTTCGCTAACAGTCATCATCTTACCGTCAATCTTTACTTTCTTAGGTTTTATTACGTTTTGTATTAAGTCTTTCCCCCTCGCCCCTCTGTCGTACCTAGTAATCAATGTCGATACTTTGATGTCGTATTTATCAGATGCATCAATAAGCGTCATCAACTTACCGTCTATTCTCACTTTAGTCCTTATGCCTGCCATTTATTCCACCTCTACATTTACATTTCTAATTTTTAAATTGTCATACTCTAGTATTTCGTTAGGATTGTTATATAAGTAATCTGCCAGCGTTTCTTTTTCTTTATCCATATCACCAAAATGCTTATATTCAACTTCTGTAGGTATTCTTATATCAATCGTTGCGTTTATATATGCTTGTTGTTGCATTAGATCACTTCATTTCTCTTTTGCGTTCTCGTCTTGCTTTAATTAATTCCTCGTAAGTAATCCATGTTTTGCCTGTGTACTTAGGTGCTTTACATATCCAATTGAGTTTTATGTTTCTGTATTTATGTCTGAAAATCTTAGCTTTAAGTTTTGCTACTTCGGTTGGCATACCTTTAATGTCGATAACTTCAATCAGTTTGTCATCGAGATATAACGCGAAGTCTGCAATATATTCAATCTTTCGTTGTTTATCTAGTTTTGGTAATAATTCGAATTTCGGTTGTATTTCGATATGATCATAGTTAGTGCCATTCATATTACTTTCTAAATATTGGTAATATTCACACTCTACTTTGCTATCAAATACAATTCCTTTGTACTCAACTTTCTTAGCATTGTATTTACTCATTGCGCCACCTCTAAATATCAAATATCGTTGCTTGTAAACCTAGCTCTTGCTCATATAGAAGTCCGTGAGCGCCTTTAAATCGTTTTAGGTCACTATCAGTCATAATTTTCTTTTCGTCGCTGAAATGGGCTCCTGTGAGCGAATAAACTTCATTCTCGTTATCTTCATGTTTGATGACCTTAATATCTTCCGTGCCATCTTCTCGGTATAAGTAATATTTTTCTTTCGGCATTTTTAACACTCCTTAATATTCGACGATTGCGGGTCTTTCTTCTTTTTCTTTCAACTTATCATCAATAAGTTTTTTAAGTTTCTCTTGGTCTCCGTTTGCAAAATCAATCATCTTTTGAGCATATACATCTCTACAATGTAATATTTCTTTTATATTTTGTTTTGTGATTACCACGCATCTCGCTCCCTGAAATCGTCTCCGATTACTCTTACTTTTCTTGCTCTTTTTTTCATTCTCGAATTTATACGTTGCCAGTTCATATTTTGATTTAGTTCTTTATCACTAAAGTTAGTTGTAAAGATGTTGTTTTTACCTACTCTGTTATCAACAATGCTGAAAAGTTTATTTATAGTGTGTTCTGTGTTTTCTACACCCATATCATCTAGTACAAGTAAATCAATCTCACTAAGTAATTTGACTAGTTCGTCTGTAGTCTCTACTGCATTTTTGTTGTATGTCGCTTTGATACGATCCATCAACATTGGTATATGCATAAAAGCAACTGTATGCCCTTTAGCTTTAACTGCTTTTGCGATAGCGTATGCTAGGTGGCTTTTACCAGTTCCATATGAACCTTGCAATATTAATGATTTTGGTTCTTTTGTAGAGAAGCCTTGTACGTACTCTATTGCTGTTTGTTTAGCGTGTACTTGTTTTTCATTTTGTGGCTTGTAGTTTTTGACTGTTGCATCTCTTAAAGACGGATTAACGTTTGATTGATTGAATATGTTGTTTATCTTCCGTTGCTTGTTTCGCTTATATTCCTCATAGATTTCACATTTGCAACCGTCTTTATACTCGTAACCATTCGGGTGTTTTTTAGTAGGAGCAAACTTATATAAGTCGTATTCACTTCCACATCTCTCACATTTCAATCCTTTTTCGACATGAGTAGGTTGATATTTTTTCAAGCTTTCGTTTATCTTTTCACTGAATAGTGGTTTCATAATATCCCCCTAATCCCAATAACTTTCGTCGTACTTCATGCGTTCCAATTGATCTATGCCAGTTTCTTTAATCTCTTCGCTATAATCATTCATATAACTTTCGTTAGTTAAAAACGTTTTAGGGTATTTTTGATATTGTTTGTCTGTAATAGTTTTTAAATACTCTCGAGTACCTTGCATGATTTGTTCGAAAGAATGTTTCTTTAAGCATGATTTAAATTTAGTGAAAGACATCTTCTTATCTTTCTTCTTGTCGTAAAGTTTCCACCATTCCTCAAATTGCTCATGCGTAACGTCAGTTGCGCTATTATTTGTAGTAGTCTCTGAAGAAGTCTCTGTGTAGTCTCTGGTATTGGTCGGGTCATTTTGACCTCTTCCATCGTGCCATTTTGACCTCATCGTCGGGTCATTTTGACCTGATGCTCGGGTCACCAATATTTCTAATTCGAAATAGTTTATTGAATACCATTTAGTACGATCAAATCCAGCTTTGTTGTAATTACCTACATGCAATAGGTTTTGTTTTTCTAAACTGGTGATAGCTCTTTTTATAGTGCTTTCGCTCCAAAACGGGAATTGTTCTATCCATTTAGAATAAGAGTTATAAATCCATTTTTTGTTGTCGTATTCATGTTTGCTGTTCCCTATCCAATAATGCATTTGTTGCAATATTATTGCTTCGTTTAACCCTATTAATTCAGCTAATTTCGGCAAAACTTGTATAGGATAATCATCTATCAATAACTTATTCATTGTTCTCTCCTTTCAGCATTTTGTTGAGCCTCTCATCAACTTTTATCCACGAGTCATGCAAGTGATATTTATCATCAAACGACTTAACACCTATCGCATGTTGCTGGTTATGATGTTCGCGACATAGCGCTAATACATGTTTGTCATAGTGATTCATCTTATTTCTGTTCATGCCTCTGCCAACTGCTTCATAATGTGCTAGGTCAGCGTGAGGCTTTCCGCATATTACACAGTTGCGGTTAACAGTTGACCAGTATAAGAATGATTTATCTTGTTTCAGCAAGTCGCTTGTTTTATAACTAAGCGGTATGTCGTTGTGAAATATCCAATCGAGTGTTACCTCGATAATTTGATTCGCTTGCATCCGTGTACAGTCACTTAACGAAATACTCTTGTCATAGTCATACAAAACCGTTACATATTCTTGGAACAAATACCTCATATAGTCACGTGGTTGGCCTGTGTGGCTCTCTATGTCGTTACAGAGCGCAAATATTTTTCTTCGTTGCTTGTCTGTTATTTTGAATGGGTCTTCGATTCGCAAATCACATTCGACTTCGTAGCCGTTATCAAGTAATAATGTTTCTTTGTCTCCTAGCTCGGCACCCTCGATAACGACTGTTGTTGTGCCGTCATCTTGAGTGATATAGTTTTTGATTTGAGCCATTTAATCACGTCCTAGAAAGGTAAATCATCGTCAGAGATTTCTATAGGACCATTAGCATTAGCAAATGGATTATTTGATTGCTGTCTATTCTGTGGTGTGTTATATGAATTATGCTGTTGTTGGTTGTTAGATTGACCGTTGTTTTTACGTTCAACGAAAGTTATATTGTTGACTGCGATGTCTGTAGTAAACACTTTCTGTCCTTGATTATTTTCATAACTACCGGTTTGTATTGAACCAGTAACGCCAATTTTATTACCTTTATTAAAGTTATTAGCGATGATTTCAGCAGTCTTACCAAATGCAACACAACGAATGAAATCTGTTTCATATTCGTTAGTTTGTTTGTTTTTGAATGGTCTCTGTACTGCGATTACAAAGTTAACTACGTTGTTGTTTTGACCTTTTAACTCTGGATCTGCCACTAGGTTCCCAATTAAATTTACTGTATTCATTGTTCAATTCCTCCAAGCCATTTTTTTATCTGTTGTCTGGTTACATTGATTTGGTTTTTATTCAGTGCTTCGACGTTCATTTTTTCTAATTTGTTAATTTGTTCCTGGTATTTTTCCGCGAATCCACTTTCTTTAGCTATGGCTATAAAATCATTAACTTCTTTAGTTAGTATGTCTTTAAATTCTTGACTTACTGTTGAATATTTATCTTGTTTTTGTTTTGCGTCTGCGTCATCTTCATCAGTTGGAATGTTAAAGAACTTCATTAAGAAATAGCGTTCAGCATAAGTTAACGCTGTGCCATGTGCTTGTGAAATATCATTTTGTTGACCGTAAGCGTGATAACTTACTTCATACTGTTCTTCTGGTTTATCAGCATTAATCCATGTATAATTCAAATCCATTTCAACTATGAATTCTGTCACTTCTTGACCTTTTTTGTTTTTAAAAGTATGTGTCGTCCAATTTTCATTTGACGTATTGGGGACTAACAATAAATTATGTTCAATCATCTTTTCTCTTATTCTGTGTAATATTTGAGATCCTGAAACATACGAGAAGTTATAACCCTTAGTATCTTTTGTGAAGCCCGCAATATTCGCTTTAACATCTGCTATTTTTTGGTACAAATTAAGTTGTTCGGCCATCTATTCTCCCACCTTTACCGTGTATGACGTTGGTTTCTCAACAATGCTAGCACCCTCTAAAACTTCGCCGTTTGCGTCAATTAAAGTGCCGTTTTCAGTTACATTGAAATCTTTCTTAATGTCTGATTGGCTAAGTTTTTTAGTTACCTTTACATAGTTGTCAAAACCTCGTTGCTCAAGTTGTTTAATAACTTCTTGCTCATTGCTAACTTGAATGACTTTTGAACCTTTTCTGGCTGTCACTTTTCCGTAAGGTGTATTCAACTTGAATTTGCTATCTTGTTCTTTTTGTATTCTGAAATATTCAATTACAAGGCTTTGTAAATATTCTTTGCCACTCTGTAATTTTTCTACTTCTTTATCTTTCCATTCGTTTATGCGTTCAATTTCTTTATTTGCTAACTCGTTGATTTCATTCTCTTTAGTTGTGATTGCATCTAGTTTCTTAAAGACCCAGTTAGCACTGTCTAAGTCTGTTACTTTGAATCGGTCGTCTTGTTCAAATGTTTCTAGTTCTCTCTCTTGTAATTCATTCACTTTTCATGCCTCCTACCATTTCATGACTAAGTTAATTAGTCTGTCCTGTTCGTCTGTGTTCTCTTCAATCCATTCATCTATCGCTTGGTTGAATAAGTCTGATGCCATATCTAAGTCATTCTCATCTACGACATAAGCATGTTTAATTGGTACGTTGTTCATATCTTTAACTTGTATTGATATGCCCATATGACCTTTTAAAATGAATAGCTTAAAATCGAATCCGTTAACATGAATATTTTTGCGTATGATATCGCCTATTTCGTAATACATTGTTTTAGTCCTCCTTGTCGTCATCAATACCGAGAAATTTTTGTGATTTACACATTTGGAGAACATTGACAATGTCTTTATAACTCTTAGTGCTATCCAATAAGGAAGCAAGATCGAAAGTATGACCAATCACAGAATTTGAACCTGCTAAATAATCTCCGTCGATAACTCCTATTGATGAGAAAAGCAAAATATCAAATTTACTTTCTCCCTTAATTTCTTTCGCTAATTCATACAATTCTCCGCTTTTTTCAGATAATAAGTCTTTTATTTCGTCCTGAGTCATGTCTTTATAATTTTTAGTCATAGTTGACTTTCTCCTTGTTTCGTTTTATATTTAACTTGAAATTTTTCTTAAGTACTTGATACTGTTACTTGTTGGCGCAAGTAGCAGTTTTTTTATTCTTCATAAAAGTATTCCTTATAAAATATGAATGTCGCTATGCTTGCGAATCCTGCAATTGACCACGCTGTGGTGAAGTATAGAAACGGCATGAGTACAATCGCTAAGACTGTGAAGCACAGTACTGCTAATAGGTAGCTTTTATAAATGTTACTCATTTTCTTTTTTCAACTCCTCCATTATTCTCTGGTCTGATAAGTCGTGATAAGGGAATTTTTTCCTAGCTAATTGGACTGGTATTCTGCCTCGTATCGCAATGTATCCTTCATCTTCAAGCTCTTTATTCAGTTCTCTTATTATTTGTCCTGCTTTGGATTTAGAAACAGATAAAATTACCGCAAGTTCTTTAGCTTGCAAACTATTTTTCATCATATCTTTTCCTCCTTTAAAATAACTGTTGATTCTCTGGGTTATCTGCTTCGTAATTATCTGCAATAATACTTTTAGCGAAAAAGTCCAAACTGACCTTATATAGGTTGTTCATAGATTTCTTTACGTTAACCCCTTCCTCAAGTACATAAGGCACCCTAAAATCATTTATAAACAGTCCGTTTTCGTCTAAAGTAACGGTTGGTAATTCAGGTTTGTTCCGTCTATAAACTTCTCCTAGTGTAGGTTTTTGCTTTTCAGCTTGTTTAGTGAAGTCGGAAAATGCCTTAAGTAGTTTTATTCCTGAATCAGGATCACTGTGTCGCTCAATCGTTTCTGCTGTAGACTCTTTACTAAAATCATTCCGATTGATTACAGGCTTTCTCGTATTTCGTTCAATCTTCCAAACCTTCCACGTCACAACTGCCATTGTGATGAGGAGGGTTGTTTTATATAGTGTGTTCATTGATAATTCCTCCTATTAAGTTGTTTGTTCAATTGTGTGTTATTCTTCTTCGTCTAAATCAAAGTGCTGTTCGATTTGGTCAATTGCCCACTCAATCATTGATTCAAGGTGTTTCTCTCTGTCGACTTCGTAAGTGTGCTCAATCTCGCCTGCATATGTCACAGTAAGAGTATCTTTGTGTGTGTATGTTTGACTTTTGTTTTCTTTAACTGCATAAAGTGTTAATACTATATTGTTTAGCTTTTCTTTTTGTTCTGGTGTCATTTACGCTCCCCCTAAATTAGCTTCATAACCGAATTCAGTCATGATTTCATGTATTTTCAATCTGCCTTTTTGTGTCCATCTAGTTTGTAAAACTGTGTCTTCTCTGCCATCAGAACGCACAATTGTTATAGTGTCTGAATCTGTGTAACTCTTGCCCATGTGTTCTGAGTAAAGCACCCACTGTTTATTTACTTTTCGTTGTAGTCTAGCTTCGTGTAGTAGTTTGTTTAACTTTTGTGCTGATATACCGTAGTCTGCCGCGATTTGAGTTGTGGCTAATGTGCCAGTTGACTTTAAGATTTCATCTACATAGTCTGCTTTGGGTTTTAGTTCTCCGATTTCTTGTTGTAAAAGTAAGTTTTGCTCTTTTTCTTTCTTATACTCAGTCAACACTGTAATGATGTAGTCTGGATCTTTTAATGTTTGTTCAATTACATTGTCTGTTGCGTAGATACCGTGTTTGCGAATAGCTGGTAGGACTTCCATCGCCAACCAATCTTGAAATTTTTCTGCTACAGCATTACCTGCTTTGAAAGCCAACTTATATACCATTGGTTCTGGTATGAAATCGCCTTTCCCAACTTCTTGGGAAAGATATTTACCTAAATATTTATTGATAGTTTCCCAACGAATATATTGTTTGCCGTTTTTAAACTGAGTGAACCCCAAACTTTTTGCGACAGTTTCTAAATCGAATAAATTATTTTCATTATCTTGTTTGATTAAGATTGAAAACATGTCGTTACTGAAAGTTTTAATTTCATTCATTAACTCTTCACCCCTTCTTTAATTTCTAAAATTTTCGCAATACGTTTCTTTTGTTCAAAAGCATCTCTACGTCCACGTAAAATATCCGATAAGTAAGCACTTGAAATTTCTAGCATTTCCGCAAGTTGCTTGTTTGTCATGTTGCGTTTTAATAATTCCGTTCTCACTTTCAAGCCGAAATCTGTTGTCGACATATTAGCACCTCCTATAACATTTTTTCTAAGCAAATAAATTATCTGTTGAACACCAATAACTTTTATGCTAATATTTAAGCATAGTTTAATAAACCTATAACAATTCGTAATGCCTGTCATAAAGGTATTGAATACTCGTTCCCCAACGAATAATTGTTATGTGTTTAGTAAGCTAAATTTAAAGCTTAAATACAGTATATTAACTTTTATGCTAATTGTCAACAAAAATAGCGAAAAAGTTAATCTGTGATAGGAGAAATTTATGAATCTAGTACAAAGAATCCGTAATTTGTGCAATTCAAAAGGTATGACTTTTGCTGAATTAGAGAGAACTTTAGGGTTTTCAAACGGACAAATCAGAAGATGGGAGAAAACCAAACCAGGCATTGATAAGGTGCAAAAAATTGCCGATCACTTCGATGTATCAGTTGATTACTTATTAGGTAGAGAAAAAGATGAGTACTCCGGAGAAGATAAAAGTGAAGATATTCTTATTATGCATCGAGCTACAGAAAATATGACGGAGGCACAAAGGCAAAAAGCTTTGACTATATTAGAAGCAATGTTTGATGATTGGGATGATTTAACTAAGTAACAAAGGGGCTTTTTAATTGAAATTAAATTATGAAAAATCTTTTTTTAAATCTGCGAAAGCAGTTTACGAGATCACAAATGGTCTATATAACTTATCTTTTCCTTTAGATATATTTGAAATTATCTCAAAAGATAAACGTATTAAATTAGTGACTTTCTCTGAATTTTCTCAGAATACTGGCACTTTATATTTTAAAATACCTTCTATTTTCGGTTCAGAAGAAGCGTTTCATATTAGAAAAGGAGACAAAGCGATTATAGTTTATAACGATTTACTGCCTATGAATCGTCTAAGATTTACTTTAGCTCATGAATATGGTCATTTTATAATGGGACATACTGGAGTTAATTTAAATAAAACATTCACATATAAAGATTATTATAGAAGGATTGCTGAAGAATATGAAGCAAACTCATTTGCTTCATGTTTATTGTTTCCTTTACATATAAGATACAAATATATAAACAACTTTAATATTGAGCAAATTTCGTACAAGTATCAAATGAGTTTTCAAGCGATCCATATAGCGGTAAAAGTAATCAGAAGACATATACACAATGGGTTAAACGACTATATGTCAAATAACGAAAATTACCACGCAGAAAACTACTTAAGTTTTTTAGAAGAGAAAATGGAAAGCAAATCTGATTTTATAAATGAATTTAAATATGCTTATGATCTAACGATTTAACAATCAAAAAATAAAGGAGAAATGAACATGAAAGAATTACCTAAGAGCAGATTAACGTTCAAAGAAAGTATGATTGAGAGTCAATATTTAGCAACTAAAACAAAAGAAGAAAAGAAACAATACAAGCAACTATCTGTTGAAGACAAAAGAGAAATTTTAAAAGAATACCAAAGTAAACCTAGAAAAGAAGTGAAATTTGAAAGTGAAATCAATAAATCTGACGAAAACTTATCTAAAATCTACCAAAGATTTAGCGAAATAGGTGTAGAGGATTTGTTTGGTACAAAAAAAGAAGTGAAAGAACTACCTATGATTTTAAAAGATAATGAAAACATAATGTATGTAACTTCGGGATTGTACAATAATAATACCTACTTAATAGTATGTACTGATCTAAGATTGTTATTCTTAGATAAAGGTATGATATATGGTTTGAAATTTCATGAATTTCCATTCGAGAAAATCAATTCTGTTTCGTATAAAAAAGGACTTCTTTTTGGCGAAATAATTATACATCACGGTTCATCAAGTATCGCTATAGGAAGCATATCAAAAAACACTGTATCTAGAATGGCGGAAACAATACAAGAACAAATCTCTATTCGAGAAAGTTCTATGAAACCATCCAATTCTGAAAAAATGAGTTTTTCTGTTGCTGATGAATTAATAAAATATAAAGAATTATTAGATGTCGGAGTAATTTCTCAGGAAGAGTTCGATAAGAAAAAACAACAATTATTGGATATTGATTAACAGCGCCTGTGTGGCGTGAGGAGGATGAGGTATGGAAGAGAATAAAACTTTAAAAGAATACTTGCGTAATTTTTTAGAAGGTTACAAATATGTAGTTGAAAACAGATACATTTATCAGTTTAGTAGTAATCCGGAAGCCTTCCCATTCATGAGAAAAGACGATTACAAGATTTCGATATTTTATCTAAATCAATCTTTTTTTGAAGAACCTTGCATCGTTGTTATCTCAAATGACAGTAAATTAAAAGAAATATATAATTTTCGTAATACTGATATCAAACATTTGTCTAAACACTTTACTTCATACATATATGATTCTAAAAAGTATGTAGAAGAACAATCCGGATTATTAGATTTTAATAACTACATTTATTACACGTCTATTTACTACGGAAAATATATCGGGACTGTAATAATACAAAACAATTTAGATTTATTTTTTAATTATGGCAAACGATTAGCTAACGATCATTACAATACATTGATATCGAAGTCGAAAGAGAAATTGATAAACAAAGCACATGATGAAATACAACCGTTCAACCACTTAGATTTAAATAGCATGAAAAAGATTGTTGATGATATAACTTTTTCTTATCAAATAGAACAAGGATTACAAGCTTATAAAAGGGAGTTGTATTTGCCAGCTGCAGCAACCTTTGCTGTTGCTATAGAGACGTTTTTAATCAAATTAAAAAAAGTGAATAAAATCAAACATAAAGACACCGATTCAACTATGTACACCAAATTATTAGGAGAATTAACTAAAGAGGGTAAAGTGAATTATAGAACCAAAAAACGGGTAGAAATTGCTTATAGTATGAGAAATATAATCAACCATTCACAAGCCGGTGCAGTAGCCAAAGGTGATTGCGACTTCCTTTTAAACACACTAAAGGACATCGTTGATGAAAACGAAAGAATATTAACCGAATACAGTAAATCAATTAATAAGACGGAATAAATAGATATCCTTGTATTCGGACTCTATTTTTAACATAATTTGTTCATAAATTTTTAATTTAAGTTCTTGTTCATCGTCATAAATATCAAATTCACTACTATAATTTTCAACTGATTCTTTTATATAAGCTATTTCTGCGTCAGTAAACTTTACGCACATTTCATCACCTACTTTTTATTTTATTATATCACATTTAGTACCTAGTACTAAATTTCGGGTAGCCCGCCTACCCTTATTATTTTTTTGCCAATTTTGAGGAGGGAGAAGCAAAATGCCAGTATATAAGGATGATAATACAGGTAAATGGTATTTTTCCATTAGATATAAAGATGTATACGGTAATAACAAACGTAAGATGCAACGCGGTTTTTCAGCTAAGCGTGAAGCTAAGAGAGCAGAGGCTATTTTTTTGAATGACGTAAACGAAGGATATAGCGATTCTAAAACATTTGATTATGTTTTTAATCACTATTTAGAAAATAGCGATTTGAGACCTAAAACAAAACGACGCAAACAAAATGAATATCATAAACACTTTAAAGCTAAGTTCGGGCACATAAAAATGAATAAGATAACACAAAATCAATGCCAAGAGTTTCGTAAATATCTAATAGAGAATGTAGCATCAACAAATTCTGCTCGTACAATTTGGTCAGGTTTTAAAGTTGTAATTAATTATGCCAAAAAATACTTTGGATTACGTACAGATCCAACAATATCAATTAAACCTATTCCGCGTGTAAAGCCAAAACCTAAGTTTATGATGCGTGAAGAATTTGAAGAAAGAATCAAAGACATTGAAGAGCAAGATTACAGAGAGTTATTTACATTAATGTTTTATACAGGTTTAAGGATTGGCGAAGCTATGGCTCTTGTTTGGACAGACTACAATAAATACAAAAAAGAGATATCCATAAATAAAACAATGGACATCTCTAATAGAACTATATATCCGAGACCAAAAACAGATAGTTCAGAGGATATTGTTCCTTTACCTAAATTCATCAATACAATGTTAACTGAACGACATCAACGTGAAAAAGAGTTAAACAAATATTTTGATGAACGTAGTTATTTTATTTTCGGAGGAATGGCTCCCAAACATTACAGTCATGTTCAAAAGAAATTTCAAAAAGCTTTCCCCCATTATAACATTCACGCGTTAAGACATTCTTATGCATCTTATCTTGCAAATAATGGTGTAGATATTTTCGTTTTACAGTCACTTATGAGACATGCTCAAATCACTGAAACGATGGGCACTTACAGCCATTTATACACTCAGAAAAAACACGATGCAATAGCCATTTTTGACAAGTAA